TCCCTGACCCGGTTGATGCCCGCCGAGACGGAGTTCTGGCCGGCGATCGTGACGATCCCGTTGTCGGCGTACTCCATCTGCGTCGAGCGCCCGGTCTGGTGCTCCTTGTTGCGGGCGGCGGGGTCGATCACGTAGTAGATCGGGTTGACCCCAAGCGCCTCATTCGTCTTGTGGATTTCCTCGCAGACCTGCTTCGCGGTCATCCCGTGGAAGTAGCCCTCATGGAAGGCGGTCATCGTGTCATCGAGCCGCAGGTAGGCCCAGACGACACCGGCGAAATTCCTCAGCCCGGGGTCTATGCCGACGACGACGTTGACGTTCTCGGGGACCGGGCGTTCGGGGGTGACGTGCTTGTCCTTGGCGAATTCCCCGTAGATCAACCCGTGCAGGGCGACGAAGCGGCCTTCTTTCCTGGCCGCTTTCTCCTCCTCGGAGAGTCCCGCCAGGGCGAGTTCCATCTCCTTCTCACCGAGGGCCGGGTTGTCGGCCATGTCAACCGTCACCACCGAGAGATCGGGGGCGAGGTAGACATCCTTCCTGACCTGATCGCCACGTTTCTGCCAGAGCTGATCGTAGGTCCAGGTCAGCCCGAAGACCGGGGTCATCGTGAACAGCAGGTCCCCTCCGTGGGCCATCACCCGCAGCCGGCACTCGTTGTAGACGGCCAGCGGGGGCTCCTCATCAAAGTGGACCCGGTCGATCGAGGCGCCGCCCATCTTGCGGACCTCCTGCTCGTAGGTCATGAAGAAGAACTTCGACCCGTTCTGGAAGTAGAGAACGCGGAGGTTCTTGTCATAGGCCGTCGCCCATTCCCCGCCGACCAGCTGATCGAGGGGGAGAAGCTGTTGGAGCTTCTCGATCATCGTCGTCTCAAGGACCGGGAAGCTCTCAGCCATGATCCGGCAGAGGAAGGGCGCCTCGAAGCGCTTGTATTGGCGCAGGTGCTCGGGGAGACGATCGGCGTCTATCGCCTGGATCACATTGTCAGCCAGGCCCCCCCAGGTCTTGCCCGACTGGTTACCGCCGAAGAAGCATTTGGTCTGGGTGGTGAAGGCGTGAAAGGCTTTCTGCTTCTTGTGGGGCTGGTAGAAGGCCAGGGGATTGTTCTGGCGCTCCTGCTCGACCGCCTGGATCGCCGCTTCGGCCTGTTCGCGCTCAGGGCCTCCGAGCGCCTCCAGACGCTTCCTGTCGATCCGCAGGCGCAACTAACCCCCTCGACGTGTCCGCCAAGACCTCGGCGTCGTCCGTGGGGTCTTGCGGCGCTTCAACTCCCACTGGGCGAGCTTGTCGTCCAATTCAGCCCAGCGCAGCAGCGTTCCAGTCGAGGAGGCTCCCAGCGCAGCGGTCCACGCGGGGACAGGCTTCTTCTTTTTCACGCGAGTTCCTTTCGGGCGACTCGTTCTGCGTTTGAGCGGGGCATGCGACGGGCAAGTTCGTTGACGCGGTCGGCGAGCTGGCTGACCCGCTGCGCTGGGGTCTCGTCGGCGGGCTTTATCGCCCCGAGGACTTTCTCCATCCTCTCGGGGTCCGGCTCCTTCACGTCCAGCCCCACCCGTTGCCGGATCAGCTTCGCTATCGAGACCCCTTCGGTTCTGGCCTTCTCGGCTAGCTGGTCTTTCTCTTGCTTGGAGAGCCGCAGCAGGTAGGACTCAGTTCTTGGCATTTGGCACGAGGCTGTCAGCGGCGCTGTGGCAGGCAGCGGCAAGGTCATGGGCGGCGAATACGCCATTCATAATTTGAACCTGTCCAGCCAAGCCTGGCTTCGCTTTCTCGCCGCCGATCGCACTCCGCGCCATTTCCTGAAGCAGGCAGGCAAGCTCCCAGCGGACAGCGGACTCTGCCGTGGCGTGTGGGTTCTTCGGGTCTACGTCCATCTCAACCGTTCCTTTCGGTCTGTATATGCAACCCCGTAGCTAGGGGCTTCGTATATGCAGCTTTGGGACTCCGCTGCTTTGTGTGGGGCTGGGTGGGCTAGGCGTGACTCCGCATAACCTCATCGAAGCCCCGCTGCGTGTAGTGGGCAGGCCCCTCCTCCAAACTTCCGCAGCCGAGTGCCCCAAGCCCATCGGTGAAGATCGTGAAGGGTTCGGCATCTGGCTTCCTGGCTGCCTCTCGTCCCTTCTCTTCGTATTTCGCCTGTTCCTCGGGACTCAGCTCTGGGTTGAACACGCTGGCCTCCTTGTGTAAGGACAAGATTCTGGGTTGGCGGAAGGGAATTGTTATGGGACTCCACGCGCTCACGCGCTCAATCTCCGCCTACCCCTCCCCTCTGCCTGCTCTCTGTTCGGCCTACGTTCGGAGCTGGCTGCCTAGCGCGTACGCATTTGGCTCTGTGTGTACGAAGGAGGGGTGCAATGACTGCAAGCCTGAAAGGCTGGCGCTCATGGGGGCTACGCGCATGGGACTGAGTGAGCTTGCGCGACCCCCACCCACTACGCCCTTGCGGGCTACGTGCTGGCTAACGCCCACCTACCAAGACATAGTGTCGTTGCGCTACGCCTACTGCAAGGCTAGGAGAGCCTCCGAGAGTAGTTCTCGGGCTTCGGCTGTCTCGTACTTGCAGCCCTCACATTGATTCGCCGGGCACTTGCCCGTGCCGATGAGGTCCAAGACCTGCTGAGCTGCTTCGATGAGCGGCTGGACGTCGGCTGCGTTCCTGTTGATGTAGTCGCAGCCCTCTCGCATTACGGCCTCTTGGACCTTGAACGCCAGGTCTTCGAGCGGTCTATAGCGTCCACGCTCTGAGAACGTGCCTGCGACTTCCCGACATTTCAGATCAGCGGCGATGGCGACCGCGTCCACCAACCTGCCCGCGTCGAGTGCCACATTGCTTCTCATTGAAGCCCTTTCTTGGTTGTCCAAGGAAAAGGCGGTTCATTGCTCAACCTCCAGCGAACTAGCTCAATCTCGTCTTTGTCGAGCGGGTGGGAACCGCGAGCGTGTATCGGGAAGGTTGGTTCTTCTGATTGCAACGCGTCCCAGCACATTTGGTCGCGGGGATCGTTTGCAACGTTGCGGGCCAGCCAGGAGAATTCACTCTCGTACAGCATTTTCATTTTGCGCCTCCATTTGGGGTCGTACCAACGCTAACAACGCCCCCGTGACGCTTCTCGAAGAGGGCCCGCCATTACCCGAGCCGAACCGGGGAAGGCGGGCAGGATTACGCAGGGCCATGAATCCCTACGCTCCCGGCGGCTAGCTCGGAAGATGAAGGTTAAGAAGCCGACGCCCGGTGAAGGACGCCGACTCCCGGAATATCGAACGTGTGAAGACTCACCGCCAAGTAAAGCCCTCAACAAAACCAGCATACACACGCCCGGGACGCTAGGGACCGACGTCGAGAATGCGTTCTGCGCCGCAGCGGTGGCACAGACAGATTGGAAAACGTTCGGTGTGGCGCGCATATGTCTCCCAGCGGTGCCCGAACAGGCGGCAGAGCAGCTTCGTCATCCGTCTTCTTCCTCGATCACTTCAGCATCTATGACCTCGTTCTTCTCTACGACGCCGAGTCTTTCCAAAACGGCTATTGACTCGGCCAAATCAACCCGGACGATCTCTGTGGGCCGGTCTCTGAGCAGCTGTGCTTTCTCGATGTTCTGGCCCTTGGCCTGGGCGAGTGCCAGCGCGTTTTTGGCTAGGTGATTGGGATCGACCTGTTTGACTTTGGCTTGCGCTTCTTCGATGTAGGCCTGCTCTGCCTCATCGGCCTGTAGAGCCCGCTCCATCGCATTGCCGGCGACTCGCTCGGCCACGTCTGGGCTCATCTCTGTGCGGAGCGCCATGTAGCGGTGGGGGAAGGAATGATCGCGCCAGGCTTCCAGTGCATCGCGCTCCATGTTGATGCCCTCACCACGCAGTTGATCGCAGGTGATTGTCGCCTTGCCACCGTTGGCGACCAGCAGCTTGAGGATCGCGTCGACCTCTTCCTCGGTCCAGTGGACTCTTTTCCCGCGCTCTGTGACGGCAAACTGCTTCTTCCGCTCAGCTATGGCTGCGGAGTTGTTCATCGCAGGGCATTGCGAAGCATTCGCTCTGCTTCTTTCACGGTTGACGGGTGACGAAAACTGCCGCTTGGCGCGTACGGGCCCCAGACATTCTCCGCCGCCAGCTCAGCAATCACGCATTCGACCGTAGATTCAAGTCGCTTTGCTCGGCGCGTGGCCTCTTTGTGCTTTGTCCAAGGGTTGGTCACGACTTGCCTTCCTGTAAGGCGTTCTAAGGGCTGGGGGGCTAAGGCCGCGTCTGAATCTCCATGGCTCCTAGGCACGGGAAGGACTGCTGCCCATTGATCCGGGAGCTAAGCGATTTGCGGGTTCGCCAGACTTGGCCCGGAGAGCCATCCGCAAGCCTAGAACCTCTCGTCGGACGGATTTTCATGCGGCCTCCCTGCGCCGCCGCTCGGCCCGTTCGAACTGCCCTTGTGCAAGCTTCCCCGGCTTGCCCTTGCGACGCTGGTCTACGAGGCCCTGCTCGGCTCTCAGCACGTCCCGGTTGATCCTGCCCCGCATGGCCGTTTTCATCGCTCCCTCGGCGTCTAGGAGGCGCTGATAGCGGCTGGGGACCTGCTCTGGCTCGGTTTCGAGATCGTCGTTCTCGTTTCTGACCGGAGAGAGGCCGCGCAGGAGCCGCACGGGGTCGTGGTCGAGCTTGACGATGGCCCGCCAGCGGCCTCTGACTTTTTTCTTGCCCAATACGACGACGCGGGTATCGATGTCGAAGCCTCTGACGGCGTATTTATGGCCGATCAGGGGAGGCTCGGGCATATACGACCAGGGGATGTCAACGGGTTCGTGCTTGACGTGGGCTTCATGGATGCGCTTGCGGGTTGCTTTGCGAAGTTTGAGCTTCGGCGTCCTGATCTCCTCGGCCTTTCTCACGCGGCCTCCAAACGTCCCCGAAGCCAAGCAATGCGTCCGCTGGCCCGGTCGATTTCCTCGGCTACCTCAAGGGATTCCCCCTCAGCTTCCGCAAGGTGCCGCTCCTCCAGCTCCAGTTCCCTGCGGAGACGATTGGGGTTGTTCGGCCCCTCAACCGGAGCCGAAGGTCCTGCTACGTGGGCACCGCCGAACGCTTCGCGGTCCCTCGCGTACTGCCTGCGCCAAGGCTGGTCGTAGCGTGGCTCCCACCAGTCGAAATCAATCGCCTCGGCTTCGGCATCGAACCAAGGGGCGGGGGCTTCCACTTGGGCGACGCGCTTCGGCTCCAACCAGACGTGCTTGATCGTCTTCTCCAACCGATCAACGGTCATAGCGCTCACGGCCGCGCTCCGAACATTCTCCGAACATGCCGAGCAGAAATGGAGGCAAGCAGAGGAGTCCTGGGGCTTAGCGGACTTCCGAAATCGCCGCTGCCAAGCCAAATCTTCTGACTGGCTGGGACTCGATGTTCTGCGTGGCTCGCTTCACACGCGAGAGGTCGCTGGTTCGAAACCAGCCGCGCCCATCGCTTGCTAGAGCGGTTTGCGGTGCTAGAAAAGTGAGCGCTCATACCGAAATCCGAACGTGGGCCGAACATGGTC